TATAATGTAAACTTCTTTTAAACCTATTTCAATACAGGCTTTATATCTCATATTACCACCAAGTATAATATTGTCTTTATCTATAATAATTGGTCTTAATTTTAACATTTCAGGAAATTCCTTAACACTTTTGACCAATTTTTTAAATTTATAGTCCTTTATAAAACGTGGATTTTGTTTATTGGGGTAAATTTTATTTATATTAATTTTTTCTATCATCCTATATATATAACGTATTTAATTTATTTATTTAAATTGTTAATCAACAAAGTAATTAATTGTAATTCTTTAAGTAATCCTAATATTTCTCTTTCATTTAAATTAGTTCTGTTTTGTGTTTTTTTGTTTTGTGTATAACTACAATTATAAATTATAAATTGAATTAGGTTGTTTTTATAATTTACATAATAAATATAATCTTCAACATTATCAATTTTGGTCATTATTTTGTTAGAAGTTTTAGCAAATTATAGCATTGAATATACTTTAATTTTGCTTTACTTTTATATTGTTTTTTAAATAATTTATAAAGTTTTTTGGTGTATTGGTATTTAGTGGTACAATTATTAAAATAATTTTTAGCAAAAACCTTTCCTTTTCCTTTAAAATAATTTACGTTATCTGCGGTGTCACCAACTATCATTTGTTCATAAAAGTTATATAATGCTTGTTGTGGTGTTATATCAATAATTTTTTTATGTTTATAATGATAATTATACATTAAACAAGGAAATTGCTTGTAATCTTTATCTATTGAAACAATCATAACTTCATCTCTGCCAAATTGATCACTCAATGTTTTCCAATAACGAGCAACCATATCATCTGTTTCAATACCAAAACCATATTTGCTATCATAATTGTCTTTTACGTATTGGTGCATTTGATGAAGTAAAGGTGGTAATGTTTGTTTTTTTCTATTGGCTTTATAATTTTTGGTTAATAATTTTCTAAAATTACCTTTGCATCCATTAAAGGTTATAACTTTTTCAATATTATAAACCTCTTGCAAATCATTTATTATTCCCATATATTGCTCATCGAATTTAGATATACAATCATTTATATCTAAATAATGTGGTAAATCATCTGGAGTTATTTTTGTCCTGCAACAACTAGCAAACACTAAACTATCTGCATCAATTAATAAAATCATTCTTTATTTCTTGTATTATATCTTATTGGTGATACCACAGGTTTTTCATCTAAATTTATTGTGTCTTTATTTATAATTTTTCCTTGTAAATCAATTACAGTATAATTGTGTTGTACCAATAAATCTATAGCGTTGTTTATTGTCTTTGCTTGTGTTCTATAATGATCAAAAATCTGATTTTCAAAAGCATTTGGTTCGTGTGCCATAATTTAATTATTTAATTAATTGTAAGTTAAGTTCTTTTGCAACGTAATTTATATGTTTTTGAGTTGTAACAGACCACCAACCTAATTGATTTAATGTATTGCCTTTAATTGTGGCAACGTGGGTGGTGTAACTCCAAACTTTATTTCCTTGTATTGCTAAATTTTGTTTGTATTTTTCTAATTTCTGCATATTTATTTATTAAAGGTTAATTTTGAATTTGATAATCTTATAATTTTTTCCTGCTGTGTACCTAAAACCCTACCACATAATGGTATAATTTGTGTGGTATATTGTTGACCTTTTTTTATTACTGCATATTTGCCAAGTGATTTTTGTACAGTAAGGTTGCGATTAGCAATAAAATCTTCCTTTGAAGCATAACCACATTTACCATTATATGTTTCTAATTTATGATANCCAATAAGTTTGCCATTTACATAAAAATCCTTGTGGTAGCCAATATTTTCAAAAATTGTATTATTCATAGGTTATATATTAAGTCATAAATATACAAAATATATATTATATAGGCAAATTTTTTTAATAATTCAAATTTATTTTACTTGCAAGGTTTTCTTTAAGTAAATAAACAGGTTTTAATAACCTTTTTTTTGTCCATAATGTGGTGTCTGGACAATACATTTTGACAGGTTTAGGCATTTGTATTGTATTTAACCAAAACATAAAATTTCCTTTTGGATCATTTACAAAATATAATTTAATAATGTCTTTACTCATTTCCATTAATTTATCATATTTATATTTTTCTAACATTTTATCTTCATAATATTTATTTCTAAATTTCATTTCTATAACACATTTATAACCTTTTGTTGTAAAACCAACAGCGTCATAATGTTCAAAACCATCTCCTGTCCATTTTAGATTCCAACCATCAAAATTTAAAAATTTTATTAATGTTTGTTCTAATTTTTTTATTTTATCAATTCCCATTATCCCAAATAATATTTAAATCTTTAATTAATTGATTTATTTTTTTTGGGTCACAAGTACAGGGTTCGTAATATTTATGTTTATAGTATTGTGAGTGCAAGAGACATACCAATCTAAATTGTACTCTGTTGATATAGTTTGGTTCTGAAAGCCTAAAATCTTCCCATTGTTTTCTATCATATTTGTTAAATTTTACCATTTTTTTACTTTAAATTTATTCCAATCAGTTCTCCTTTGATCACATTTACAATCTGGATATATTTTTTTCCATACATATCTAATGCCTGTATAATAAGTAAAATAATAAACTAAATCTCCTAATCTCATAATATAATATTACTCAAATGTTTATTGTTTACAAAATATGAATTACCCCAACCAAAATTTTTAATTTCTTTTAATTCAATAACTTTTTCTCTTTTTATTTCGCCAATAATTTGTACATATGGTAATCTTATCCAAACCAAAACATAACTTTTAGCAAATTTTCTTGCAAATTGCTTTTCAAATAATAATAAATTTGGTTTATATTTTGTATCAGATGCTTTAACATCTACACCATTATCAAAATCTGTTCCATTATCTGCTTCACCTGTAAAAGGTCTAATTTTATAACCTGTATGTATAGAATAAGCTAATTCACCTAAAACACCAAGATAATGTCTATACCAACCTGCTTTGTCTTTAAAACAATTTACACTATTTTTTGTTTCTGCGTGGTTATGCGTACCAGACCTTTTTAATGCCAAATCCATACACCAATCTAATTGTTTTTTTTCTAATTTATATATCATACTATTTTTTTTAGTCGTTTAATTACATTTCTATAAGTGTTATATAGTGAATGATAAGGAATTTTACTTTGTCTTGATAAAGAAGAAATAGAGGTTCCACTATCTATAATTTCAAAAACCTTTCTATCGTACCAATGTATTTTATTTAATTCATTTATAATTGTATCATATTTATTTTCGTATTCTACATCTAAAATGGTGCGAGTTAATTTTGTATGATCAAGACTTATTATTTGCACTTTTGCTTCTTTTCTTTTTAAATCTAAAAACAGGCTTTTAAGTGCTTTATATACATAATAATAATTAAAATCTTTATCACCATAATCTATATCCAAACCTTTATCAATATTTTTTTTTAATTTTATATACATCTCCATTACCAAATCTTCGGCTGTGAATTTATTACAACCAAAAGATTGGACAATTTCAATCCATATTTTATGTTTTTTGAAAATATCAACCAATAAATCTCGCATAAACAATTCAATTTTTAAGTGGGTCATATAAATCACCAATTATTATTGGTAATCCTATTTCATTCACTTTAAAACTAAATGTTTCAAATGAATAACCCCTGCTACGTTTGCATTTTACGGTTATCCAATCCTTATTTACTGTATTTGCTTCTAATTGTATTTGTGTCTCTGTCTTTTTTTCTAAAAAACTACCTAAATGTCCAGTTGGTTTTTCAGAGCCATAATTTGAATGGATGACAGTTATAATATGACAATTATAATTTGCAGACCATTCCATTATTTTTTGAATACAAGCATTTGATTCTTCGATATTATTTACATCTGATACTAAATCAGCAATACCATCAATAATTAATAAACCTGTATTTTGAACTTTATGCTCTAAACAATACTCAATAAATTGTAATCTTTGCTTAAAACTAATTGTCCTTAATCCAAAAGTATGATAAAATTTTGAATAATCTTCTACATTCATATCTAAAATCCTTTTAAACACCTTTTGAGCGTGCCATTTACCTTGTTCAGTATCAAAATGTAAAACCTGTTTATTATTTCTATGTCCTTTTATATTACCACCAAAATTATTTTGATCACTTAAATAAACAGAAATTAATAATGAAACAAGAAAAGTTTTTTTGGTTTTAGGTGGTGCTTGTATAAATGAGAAATTTCCATAAGTACCAATTGGTATTGGCATTAACATATCACCATATTTTGTTTTAATCAATTTTTCACCTAAAGACAAAGCTACAGGTGGATAAGTAATAATTTCTTTTGGGTTTATAATGCAATCTTCTTCGATTGCTTCCATAATTAGATACTGAACAGTTTCCTGTTCATTCATTCGTTTTTTTGTCATTAATTAAATATATGAAAAAAAAAGGAGGACTATTAATCCTCCAATTTTTAATGTGAGTTATATTTTAATATACGTCTATATTTTTTTCCTCTCGTGGGTACATCACATTTTTTTTAAAAAGGCAAATCAGATGTTTCTTCTGTACCAGAAATAATATCTACTTTTTGTTCTGCTACTTTGATCAAGTCATTTGTCCAAACTACCTTTCCATTTCCTAAATAATTTCTTTTTACTTTTGCTTCTCTTTCTTCTAATGTTTGTGAATCAGAAATAGAAACATTATTTCCATATCTTGTTTCATCATTTACATTAATGGTTAAGTTGTAATAAACTGCACCATCTTTACCTTTGATGAACTTTTCTTTAGGGAGTTTATCTACCCTAATACTTGCTGTAATAATTCCTGCCATAATTTATATATTTAATTGTTTAATAATTCATTTCTTATATAGCCAGACAAAGACATTCTTTTTTCATCTGCTTTTTGTTTTAATATTTCCTTATCTGCTTTAGTAAGTTTTAACAGCAATGCTGTATCTAATTTATTCATATTTTAAAATTTAATAGTTTTTCTTGTATATAAGGTGTAATTCTATATATTTTTTTTACATCATCTAAAGAAGCACCTTTGGACATTCCCTGTATAGCATTTTTTAATTCTGGTGAGTTGTCCAATAATAATGGTTTATTTATTTTTTGTTTATTAATGATCGGTTTACTTGCTAAATTACCATCATCGTCAATAGCTTGTAATGCCAATAAAGATTGTAATGTATATCTTCTATAATATGTAATAGCACTACCAATTTTTTGTGCATCTAAATTTTTTGGTAATTTCATAGATGATTCTATAGAACCACCATCAAGGTCAAATATAATACTATACTTCTAACATAATTGTCTGTAATTGGTTGTAATAAAAGTAATTTGTATTTATCTAATAGTGGTTTAAGTTGACCAATTAAAGAATTAATATCAAAATATTTTGATTTATAAAAAGGATTTTTTGAATCTTTGCTAATTGCACCTATTTCTGATTGTAAATTAAAAAGTTTTGTATGGATATTTTGTTTCATATTTCGTTATATTTATTGGAATTAAATTGTTCTACTTGCAATTTTGCTTCTAATTCTTGTATTTTTTTCTGATAATAGTCCACCAAAATAAAATGCTGTTCGTAACTTATTGTTTTTTGTTTTGTCATAATATATATTTTATATTTAAAACAAATATACAAAAAATTATTTATATATAAAAAAAGGGTTAAATTAATAACCCAATTTTTGACAAAAAAACAAAAGAAACAAAGATAACTATATAAAATAGATAACCAATGTTAGTTGTAAAGATAACTATATTATTTTATTTACCAAATTTTGGTATTTATTGATCATTTCTAATAAATCTTGATTTGAATATTTTACTATTTGTTTTGATTTAATTAATAATTTTTCTGCAGTACCTTTTCCAAATTCTTGATCAAGTTTTAAACCAAATTTATATTGTTCACCATATTTCATTACATTACATCCATAACATTGTACTTTACAATTATCTACATCCCATCTTGTTGAATATGATTTTCTACTTTGAAAGTGACCACATTGCATCCCTTTTTTATAATGACTTATTTTGCCACAGGTATAACATTCTACCATTTCATTGTCTGAATCTTTTAACCTTATATATAAAGAAAATATTATATCAAGTCTTTTAACTATATTTTTTCTGGATATTTTTTTCAAATGTATTTATAACTAAAAGAAAGAAAAGAAAATAAAACAAGTAACCAGAAGAAAATAAAAGAAAAGAAAGAAAAACGTCCCCTCTAATAAAAACAAATTTTCAAAATTACCTGATCCAAACACCTTCCATTTTTCTTAGGTTGTGTAAGTTTATACATTTGTATAGATCAAATATATAAAAAAACTATTTAATATTATTTATTAGATTTTAATATTTTTGCTGTTTTTTCAATACCACGTGAAGTAAAATAAAAACCCAAAGACATTATCACTATTTGTCCTAATAAATCTACGTAATTATTTTGAATATTAAAGTCACCTATATTTCCATCGGTAACAGAAAATATTGTGTATAATAATAAAGAAAAAATAGTCAATAATGGTCTAATATTTTTACTTAACCAAGAATCAGAAATCATATCTGCTTTATGTCTTGTAGTAATTTCTTTTTCTAAATCAAGTTCAGCTTTGATGAAAATTTGTTCCATTTCTTTTTCAAATTCAGCTTTTTCTACTTTACTAAAAGTGTGTTTGTCAATAATACCAGATATTTTTTCTGCTATATTACCCCCTACATTACCAAAAAGTTTTGCTAATATATTTTTCATCTTTTGTAAATTTTATCTTCTATTTTATCAAGTCTTTTATCCTTAGCTTCTATTTGACCTTCTAAAAACTCTATACGTTGATTAATAACTTCTAAAGATTGCATAGGTGGAAGTTTTTTAGCAACTTCTATTTCTTGTTTATTCAATTCTATTTGTTTTGTTAAAGTAGAATAAGTCATAGTAATACTTATTAAACCACCTATCACTAATATTAATGTTTTTAAATCTAAATTTAAATCAGGTTTTCCATCTCCATCAATATCCACACCAAGTTCTTTATTCATTTTTAAATGCTTTATAACACATAGCAATCGCTTGTGTTTTTTTGTGATATTTCATTAATTGTGGCACACATCTAATCATAAAGTCAGATTGTTTTTCACCTTTTTTCTTTTTAGGTATTGGCATATTAATAGATTTTAAAGTGTAATACAAAAATTATGCAATAAATGTTTAATTCATCAAAATCCTCTTTATTATTTTTAGGATAATAACTAAAACCTAATAAAGGACCAGTTGTAAATCTTTCTATTATTGCAAACTCATATTTACTCACAGTTTTTACATTGTGAATAAGTATAATATTTTCCTTTTCTTTTTATTTCTAACGCTTGTTTACGATTATTTTTTTTGTTTTTATATGAAATATGTAACCATCTTGGTTCACCATCTGCATTTGGATATTCTGATATAACTTGATCAAAATCTAAATTATCTATAATATAGTGCAACATTTTAAGGTTACTTTTTTTACCTAAAGTACTTATATCTATAGCATTACCAGTAATATGAGATGAACTCATAGCACCACCAATTCTATTGTTAAGTTCTTCTGATCTATAAAAACTATTTACTTTAATTGGTCCACCAACCCATTTTCTTAAAGGTTCAAAAACTTTTTCTGCTAACATTTCCATATTTTTAATATGTTCTTTATTAGGTTTGTTTTGCAAATCAAATTTATTTGCAGTTTGTGAATAGGTTGCTTCTTTAAAACTTATGTGATCACTTATTTTTTTCATACATTAAATACCATTTGTGAATAGTGTATAAGATAGTAACTGTAAGCAATATAATCTTTAACACCATATCAATATTTGTAAAACTCAACGTAAACGCTGAAAAATTCATAGCATACAATTTCATATCTTGAAAACTCATTATTCTTTTTCTTTTAT